ATGCTCATGGCGGCAGGAGGAGGCATGATGCCCTATCCGGCAATGGCTGGTGGCGGGATAGTAGAAATGCAAGAGGGCAGGCAGGTTCCTCGTAGCGAGGGATTGCAAAGAGCAATAATGGAGGTTTTGACTGGAAAATACACTCCGGAGGATAAGCTCATTAATGAGCTAGTAAGAAGATCGGGTATCCCGATACTGAGGGACGTTCATAGCAAAAGAGGAACCTTAAACTTGAGCAGGCCAGGTATTTTCGGAAAAAACAGTGAAATGGCCTTGCGGTACAACCCAAGACACAAGAGTGGTGGGGTGCAGTTCATTAAGCGGTTTCAGGATGGTGGTTTAATTAATAATGAAGAGGAAGAGGTGGTCGATCCTAATGTACAAGGGCCAGTATCTACTTCAGATATTCTTCATTCGGCGGATCAACAAATTGATGAATCTCTTCTGGATGAAAACATACGCAGGTATGCAGAAGAAAATCGTGAGCGTTTAAGTCAACAAGGGGCAACGGACGAAAACGCAAAAACCCCTCTGGAAGGAATATTAGATGAGCGTAGAAGGGTTCAAGAAGAATCATTTGCAAGACTTCAAGATTACATGCAAGAAACTCTGCAAAGGGACGAAGAACGACAAAGAAAATCGATGATGTCTGATGCGTTAATTAATATCGGTGCTGGCATCGCCTCTGGTAATATCGGTGCAGGTCTTGAGAAGGCTGGAGCTTCGGTGGCTGCGACTCGAAAAGCGCAACGTGATCGCAGACACGCTCTTGAGTTACAGATGTTGAAAGAAAGGCCGGGGGTAGCAGGAGCAAGTGGGTTTAGAGTTCAGTCAACACAAATTTTAGAGAACGGAAACATTGGTCTTGTAATGAGTGATGGAACGATTGTCGATACTGGTCAGAAATCATTAAGGACTGCTGGGCTTAAAAATATAATGATAGGGAGTGTTCCTCATCGTTTCGATGCTGTGACTGGCACTTTAACTCCCTTGAGTACGCAAGAGCGAGAAATAGGATTTGACACGGCTGCGCAACGGGCAGAGTGGGAAGAAGAGCAAAGACAAGAACGTCGAGAGGCAGCTCCAAGAGTTGCAAATGCTCTATTTGATGCAGTAAATACCACGGGTGTTGTCGATCAGGCGGTAGATAATGCTATGGAATTTTTAGAGAGCAATACTACGGCTGGCGCGATTGGTGGTACTTTGAATTGGGTTCCTGGTACTGATATGTACGCTCTTGGAATTACCCTTGATACGCTCAAGGCTAATCTTGGTTTTGATAGGTTGCAACGAATGCGGGAGGCTTCTCCGACAGGGGGCGCGTTAGGGCAGGTTTCTGAAAGAGAACTTGATTTGTTAGTAAGGGCCGCTGGAGCTATTGAACAGGGGCTTCCGCCAGACATTTTGAGAGAAAGGCTGGAGTATCTTCGTGAGGATTATAAAAAAATCAGGGATCAAGCAATAAGTTCCTTTATTTTTCATGCAGATTCTATAGACGATGAAGATGTGACAAAAGATTATCAACGTAGAATTGACCTTGCAGAAAGATTGGCAAATAATCCGAATGCTTCTCCGGGTTCAAGACGGTCGAATCAAGCCGCTGTAGATGCATGGAATGACCATCTGAGAAGGTACGGTAATGTTGAGTCTATAAGTGAGGTTGATGAGCTAAACCAAATAGCCATCGATTTGCAAGGAGGGTCTTGAGCCAATGGAAATTACCAGCCAAGAACACGCCCATCAGGTTATAGCAGGCATACCAAACAACGAATATGGCGCTGTAGGGTCACCAGAGAGAGAGGAGGCGATGAATGCCCTACGAGCTTATAGGGACAGCACATTACGACCTTCTAAGGACTCTAAGGACTCTAGTGACTCTAAACAGGAATCTAATGTTACACAAGAAGACTCTTCTTTTGGGGATCAAGTAACTCGCGGTGCTGGATTGACCGCAAGAGGTCTTGCTCAGGGCGTGGCTGGGCTTGCCGGAATAGTTAACGATCCTTTGGCTATGTTAATGAATTATGGCTTGGAAGCGGCTGGAGCGCCAAAAAAGTATAGATTCCACGAGAATTTAAGACAGTTGACTTCTGATCAATTAACAGACCTTGGCCTTCCCTCTCCTGAGACAGGATCAGAGCGTATTTCTGGCATGATTTCAGAAGGAGTAGGCGGGGGTGGACTGGTTGCAAAATTGGCTACTTTGCCAACGATAGCTGCAAGATCGCCATATATAGCGAAAATACTCAGCAGTCCTTATGAGGTTTTCGGCGCGGGTGCTGCTGGAGGTGGTTCTCAGTATGCCGCCGAGAAAGGTGCTGGGCCAGTTGGTCAAGTAATTGCTGGAATTGGTACTGCTATCTCAGCGCCACTCTCAGTTGGAGCAGTGAAAGGCATAGCAAATACTGCTACTTATTTTACTAACAAGTCAGCAGGAATACGGGCTGGCAGAAAGCTGGTAGAAGCCACTGATTATCCAGAGCTTGCAATAAAAAATCTTGAAGATGCAGAAGAGATAGTACCCGGCTCTCAGCCAACCGCAGGAGTTGCTTCTGCAAAAGGGGAAATAGACCCTGAAACGGGTCTTATTTATGGGGATGCTGGCTTGTTACAAGCAGAGGCGATACTAAGAGCTAATAACCCTAATTTATTTTCTTTGAGGCTTTCCCAGCAAAACGCAGCGCGTAGAGCTTATCTCCAATCTCAAATTGATGAACTGGGTGATCCAGAAACAATGAGATTGGCTAGAGATGCGGTGACTGCTCCCATGAGAGAGGAGTCTCTAAGACAAGGTAAGGTAGTTAACATAGAGCCAGTTTTGGGTCGTATAGATGGCATATTGCAAAGCGCGAGAGGAACAAGAGATGCGGTTAAGCAATCATTGCCTGATTATAGAAAGAGGCTTCAAGAAATCAAGAATCTAGACTCAGCCGATGAAGCCGATAGGCTTTATGAGTTAAGAAAAGACATGGCTGATGATATGCGTGGATCAGCCGACTCAGCTAAGTCCGGACGGAGACTTGCAAAAGCCGAAATACAAAATGTAATAAATGCCCTAGATGATGCTATTGAAGAGGTGTCGCCGGGCTATAAAGCATATCTCGAAGA